TTACTATATCTACGGAGTGACAGGGAAAGCCGATAAAGAAGGCAAAAAACGGTCTTCTATTAACTTCTATCGCACACTTGCAAACATCGCATTCAAAGAAAAAGACCTTGAAACTGCAGGTAAACTGTGGGAAAAAGCAGACAAACTTGAAGGCTTATTTGAATCTGATGAAGAAGGTCTTGACCCTAATGATTTTAGACACCCAACAAGTTTTGTATTCATCAATTCGATGAATGTTTTCAAACAAAAACAAAAAGAACTCGATGCAGACGACTGAGGAAATGAAGGTTTTCGCTCACGATAAGCAAATCAAGTTCTTGCGTTCAAGGGCGAAACGAAAAAGTTTTATCGGCGGTCGTGGGTCGGGTAAAACGCACACTCTTGGCTATGCCGTTGGCATGGCTTATCGTACATTACCACGAGAAAAAATGGTGCTGGCTGGGCTAACTTATGTTCAGCTTGATTTGATTGTTTTACCAGTTATTCGTGAAGCTCTCGAATGGATGGGTATTGTTGAATATTCTGCTAAGAAAAATCCTTATGGTCATTATGTCATTGGTGTAAAACCTCCTGAAAATTGGATAAAATCAAAAAAGCCAGTCGGAAAACTTGGATACCAGTACTGTATGAGTTTCATCAATGGCTTTACACTTCAATTTGTAAGCCAAGATAGAGCAGAAACACATCGTGGTCTTAATGTTGTCGGATTGCTTAATGATGAATCGGCTACCATGTCTGATGACTTTATTTCAAAAGTATTGAAAAAGGGTATTCGTGGTAGTGATTTCGTTCGTTCTGCCAATCAGATAATGTACAAATGCCATTACGATTTTTCTTCTGCAAGCTGGACTCAAGATGGAATGCACATATACAAAGTTGAAGAGCTTTGGAAAGCACAGATTGAGGAAAGAATCAAATGGTCTCAAAAACAGCTCAAAGATATTCCACCTCAATACCTTTTTATTGAGTCAACTTGTCTCGATAACCCAGTCACTGGACAATCATATTGGGATGCTCAAAAAGAGGAATCAGACCCGCTCGAATTTGACATAGAAGTAGCAAATCAAAGAATTTCAACGCTCCCAAATGGATTTTATCACACCTTCAGGAGTGGTATTCATACTTATTCAAAATCTTACAGGTATGAATATGATGATAAAACAGGTCTAACCTTACATCGTTCAAATGATTATCGTGAAGATTTACCGCTCGATATAACACTCGATTTCAATGCCGATATTGTTTGGGGTCTTGTTGCTCAAAATGTTGGCATGGAGGAAAGGATAATAAATGGACATTTCCAGAAGCCTGAAATAGAAAAGCCTACCGAAAATTTAACGTCCGAAAAAGATAAAAATATCCCAAAAGGGTTGCCTAAAAAGTGGGCTAAATGGTTCGCTGATACCTATGAAGATAATGAAAAAAAGGCTGTCTATATGTATGGTGACCCAGGTGGTAATAGTCGAACAGCCAGTACATCTGAATCTAATAAGCCTTTTTTTGATGATATAGAGGATTATCTACGTACACGTGGATGGACAGTCTTTAGGCGTGAACTCAAGGTATATCCCAGACATAAGAAAAAGTACAAATTAGTTAATATACTATTAGAAGAAAGCTCTGCACGTACACCACGCATACGCATCAATATGAATATCAAAGCCTTGAAGGTGTTAGTAATGATACTACAAACAACAGGTGTTGATAGTCTGACATTCGAGAAGGATAAGAGTAGTGAGCGAACAGCGAAGCAACGAGAGTACGCAACCGATGGCACTGATGCAATGGACTACTGGCTATGGGCAAAGTATGCTAAGTTCTTGCCAAACGAAACTGGATTTAGAAGTACATAGTCGCTCCATAAAAATCATACTTTTTTTATACTCACTTTACTATATTCTAATTTTTTGGAAGTGGCAATTGCCGTTTCCGCTAAAGTGCGGGTCAGGTAGTCGTGACAGATTCAGAGAAAATTTAAGTTTTTTTTTGCTAACGAACTCATAATAAATCAATTACAAAATAAAACGTTGCAAAAGGTGTTGAAAACGCTCAAATAATTAATGTGTCCTGTACTGAAATGTAATGATGTACTAATCTTGTATCAAAGAAATTTAATGAAATGCAGAAAATTTTGATTAATCAAGTTCTTGCTGAAGTAAATAAACCAAACGCAGTTTTTGAGCTGGCGTTCAGGAAAGATGACGGAGATGTATCTATCAAAAAACGGGTATTTAATCGAAGTGGGAATCTGAATGATAGAAAGGTTTTTAACCGCAGTGGTTTGCTGAAGTGCTTCAATAAAGAAACTGGAGAAAGGTTTGATTGCACGATTGATTGTATTGTTCGATTTAACGGAATGAAAATTATTAGACCAACACGAAATGGTAACAGTTGACAAGATTTCAAAAAATGTATATGTGCTTACTAATTCACGTATTGAAACTTCGGTTGAAGTTGTTTTTGGTGATGCCACATATTCGGACCAACGAGCCACCCGAACAAATGCAATAGGTGAGCATATCGCTTGGGGTGAAAAAGACCAGATACTTTTCGACCTTCACAAGTTGGCGAGTGACTCACCAAACAAGTGGCCATTGATGCGAACTCGTCGAGATTTCCTTTTGGGGCTTGGTCTTCAGGTTGTTACTCGTTCTATTGAAAATGGCAAGTTCGTTTATAATGTTGTCGATGACGAAGAAACTTGGAAAATAACTGAGTGGCTTGATTCTTCAAGTTATAGCAAGCTAATGACTAAGAAAGCAATGGACTTGATTTTTTCTGGCCGTTACTTTCTTAAAGTTATTAATCAGCTTGATGGTGGTGTTAAGTTTGAACACATTCAAGTTTTTCATTGCCGACCTTGTAAAATGGAAAAAGGTCAGTCGAAAATAACTAAGTATGCCATCAATGGGAATTTTGGAACGAAGTTTTTTCGCAAAAATGAAAACGTTTATCTGCCAGCCTTTGACCCTGAGAACCCACGCAAGTTTGCGGTTTCGATTCTTGATGTGAAGGACTACTGGAGTGGAATGGTTTACAATACTTTCGGTGAGTGGTGGGGTACAAAAGGATGGACAGAAGTCGGCAATGACATTCCGAAATTTCATAAATCAGGTTTGAAGAATGGATATAATATCAAGTATCATATTTCGATACCTGATGATTATTTTGAAAAAGATGAGTATGCTGAAGGTGAAACAAAAGAGACTCTGAAAAAAAGAGTTTTGGACGAAATGGGCGAAGCTCTAAGCGGTGTAGATAATGCTGATAAAACGCTCTATACTTATCATAAAGTCATAGCTGAAGGAAGATATGCCGAAAGTGGCGTAAAGATTACGCCATTGAAAAACGAAATGTCGGATGATGCTTATACTAAGCTATTCAACACGGCCAATCAGGTGCAAGCGACTGGACACCGAACGCTACCAACTTTGGCAGGGATTGATACTGGTGGAAAGTTGGGCGGCTCAGGTAAAGAGCTTGAAGTATCGGCCAACTACATGCAAAACTTTTTGACACACTCAGACCGTGAACTATTGATTGAAGATTTGCTGATAGCAAAAAAAATCTATGGTTGGGATTCAAATAAGTTTTTCAGGTTTGAAAATATCGAAATGTACAATTTCGATACTACTCCCAAAGATTCTTCACAAAATCAAAATCAAGACTTAAATACTCAAGATGGCAACATTAATTAAGGACGTAAGCACTTTTAAAGAAGTGATTGGAGGTGTTCAACAATCTATCGAGTGGGACACAGTTAAAGGTATCGTTCGGACTGCTGAAAAACTTTATATTTTGCCAGCGTTTGGTGATGAGTTTTATGAGGAATTGTGCGGATATACTGGTAACGATAATAATGTAAAAGGTCTGATTGAACTTTTACAACAGGCTTCAGGATATTACACACTTGCATTAGCTATACCTCAGATGGTTGCCTCGATTGGCGATGGTGGTATTGCGGTTAATACTCAAGGGAGCGGTCAGGCGGTTGCGAAATGGATGAATGTTCAGATGATTGAAAGTAGCATGGGATTGGCTGATAAATCGCTTGAGAGTGCTATTCAATACCTTGTAAAGTATGAATCAAAAATTGTTGATGATAAATATGTATTTAAGACTTGGCGAGATAGTGAGACTTATTCTACATCAAAAAGTTTGTTCATTCCAACGGCCACAATTTTGACAGAGCATTTTCCTGTGGCAAAAGGTTCGCATCGAGTTTTCTTATCTATGCTTCAGTATCTTAAACGAGCTGAAAAAACTTTTATTAAACCGCTTCTCGGTTCAGCTTTTTTTGCTGACTTGAAAACAAAATTAGCTGATGATACTAATGAAATGACCGAAGAAGAAGAAGATACGATTGAGTTAATTCGCACGGCCCTTGCTCATAAGGCTTTTTCGATGGGAATTCCTTATCTAAACTTCAATTCTGATTTTCAACTTGTTAGCGAAACTGATGGTGTAAAAAACCAAGATGCTGCCACTCGTGGCAAACTTGATGGAATGAAGGTTGATTGCGATGACAATGCTACAATGTTTGCAAATAAACTTAAAGCCTACATTGATTCCGTAGCAAGCTCATCGAAGCTGAGTAGCTATTTTAATTCGCCTACATATACACCTTCAGTTACGAATAAAGATTATAAACGTAAGCCGATTGACCCAAACAAATCTTTTGCCTCCTTTTAATTTTTCACTTTCAAATTTATAATTATGAAAAAGTTTCTCGCTCTATTTTTAGTCTTTTGCTCTTTGCTGAGCTATGCACAAACTAAGTTGTATCAGGCTGACTCTCAAGGTAAAGTATATGTTGTATTTGCCTTGAATGATAGCGTAGCTCAAGTTTACCAAGGTTCACATACGAGCTTCACATCGGATGGCATTTTTGCAAAAGACTTGTCTGCTTTCGATTTGAGTTTTAAGGGCTTTAGTCGATTTTCGCCAAAAGCAAACCTAAGCGATTTGCAACCTACTAAAGACGTTATTACTCCAGTAATTATTCCTCCGACAAATGGAATTACTAAATTATTTCCACCAAGTCAATTCCCAGAAGAAAGCTCAAGATACTGGATTGAAAATGAAAGTTGGTCGAATGTTTTGAAGAAACCAAAGGATATTGTCGGGATGGACGGTTATGATTTTGCACCAATTATTGCAAATAATCTTGGGAACTTATACCAATATGGCGATTGGAAACAAAGCTATGTGAGCGTGCCAGGGAATCGGTCAGTTTGGAGCGATGGAAATGCAAAATATTTTCTCAAGCCGACTGGATATAAAACGGATTTGTCATACAATTTGATGGATTTCGATTTGAAATTTCCAGACTTTCAATTGCCGAAAAACAAGTATGTGATTATGCAACCTACACCCAGTAGGGAAATTGGTGTCAATAACTATCTTAAAAAAGGCGTGAGCTTCGTAAAGAATAGAAATGATTCTCAAGGTTATGCTTTTGTTTCTGATGGTTGGCTGCTCGACCTTGGTTGCCCACCTGCTTATACTGCTACTCAGGAGGAGATGGACAAATGGTGTGAGCAAATAGATGCTGATATATTGCTGCAATCATTTATTCAAAACGTTTATTTTCCTTGCCGTTACTTGGGGTATGTGATGTTGAATTGGGAAACGGTCGGCAATCGCTGGAACGTTCGCCAAGACAAACTTATCAGATGCCTTGAGTATTGGAAAAATAATACGCATACGGCAAAAATGGCTTTGTGGACTGTATCGGGTATTGGTATCGGTCGGCCTGTTTTTCAAGGTTACGGGGTTGATTTTTCATATTTGCTTAATTATCAAGGAGATTTAGAGAGTTTTCAAAAGCAGTATAACGATGTTGTTGGTGTCAATTTTGGGTATGCGAAATATGTTGAAATTGGTCATATAGGAGGTTATCAGAATTATCCTGTCGACGATGGTTTGATACATCATTATTTACTTGAGTTGCTTTTACATTGGAAATACAACCCAGGGAAAATTCAACTTGCTACTGTTTGGATTGATTCGGAGCTTATCAATAATTTTTCTCTCGGCCGAGAAAAGGTTGAGTCGGATGCTGGCACATACTATGCACAGGTGAAGCCGAAAGTAACGCCTGCAACGGCCTATAATTGGGGTGCATGGACTATGATTGGTGGTGGGTTGGATTGTTGGAGTGACCCGAATACTTGGAGCGAAAATAAAGCTGATTGGGGTTGGGGTGCGAATGACCCACAAGGTAGGGAGCTAACGATAAAGCATGGTGAGAACCTTAGTAAATATCCAAGCCAGCCACTAAAAAATATTGATTGGATGATGTCAGGAGTTTGGTCGGTTTCGGCAAATAAAGACATTGTTGAAGCTGAATCGGATTGGGTTTTTCCGACGTTACCAACGAAGTCTTACCACGATAAATCTTTGTTAATGGCTTATAAGTTGAGCCGTGATGGTAGTGAAGCTCTGGTATTACTGCTTGATGGTTTTGGTTTGGTGGATGGTGAGACTACACATAAAGTGGTGATTGCTGGGAAGTCTTATGACTTGAAAACGCATGGTAGATTTACGAGTGTTGTACGATTGAAACTTTGATATTATGGAAATTTCAATTTTAAGATTTCAAAGCAATGAAAATGGCACAAATGGCAAATTGAGCATTGATGGTGTAGATGTTTGTGAGACAATTGAACTGCCTTGGAAAAATAATGATAAAGGATTGAGTTGTATTCCAGAAGGTAGATATGAGGTTGTAAAAAGGGTTTCGGAAAAACACGGAAAACATTTACTTGTGAAAGATGTGCCTGAGCGTAGTTTGATTTTGTTTCACCCCGCCAATAATGCAATTCAAGAGCTTCGTGGGTGTATTGCTCCAGTCAGCAAAACAACTGGTATTGGTAAAGGTATTTTATCAAGGGCGGCTTTTAATAAAGTTCGAGATTTAGCATATCAGGCTTTTTCTCAAAATGAAAAAGTTTTTTTAACAATTTAATTTTAAAGTAATGAAAATTCTATTTTTCAAAATATCAGTTCCTCTCTTATTAGCGATTGTATTGCCGCCTGCATCGCTATTGATTTGGCTTGGTTTGGCAATGGCTTTAGACCTTATTACTGGAGTTGCTAAAGCAGTTCGTAATAATGTACCTCGTACATCGACTGGCTTCAGAAAAACGGTTGTTAAGTTTATTCAGTATGGTGGAGCAATCGCCATCGGCATTATTTTGGCAAACGTGAGCGAGTTTAGAAAAGATGATTCGAGTGAGTGGATTTACAAATACTTCTCGAATACGATGCTTTTATTTATGATTTACATCGAGATAAAAAGTGTTTTTGAAAACTTGATAGAGGTTTCTCCAGATAGTGATTTTACTCGTTTTTTTCTAAGGCCCATACACGATATTTTAAGTGTAGATTTCAGCAGATTTGTTAAGAAACCTCAAAACGAATCGAAGCCATGATAAAGAAACTTTTGATTTTAGTAGCGAGTACGCTCCTGAGTGGAGCTGGCTCATACATATTTAAGGGATGTGAAAACGACAAAGAAGTAGCGGTTTTGAAGAAAACTATCACTTTAATGTCGGACACGCTGACTAAGCAAAAAGACAGTACTGGAATGCTCAAGCATGAAGTTGTTAAGCTGAAACAAGCTGACAGCTCGAACCGTTTTTTTATTGCTGGAAAGGAAAAAACATTGATTGAACAGCGAAATATTATTCGGACTCAAGACAAAGAACTTGTATATTTACGTAGGTGGAAAGCTGATGCAGAAATTGATGGCATCATCACTCCAGACACCGTGAAAATCAAAAAACGTTTTTTTCGTAAAGGTTATAAGGTAATCAAATGAGAGAAGTCAAAATAGATAATCAGAAGTATCAGGTCAAGAGCTGCTTTGAGGAATGTAGTATTGATGAGATTAGCCATGTGCTTGTAACTCAGAATTTTTTGGCAGCTAAAGTAATGTATGGCAAGCAGATGGCGAGTTTGAAAACAAGTATTTTTGTGAAGCTCTCGAACGTGCCAGTTGATGTTTTTTTGAAGTTGAGTATTGCACAACAAATAGCTTTATTTAATACTGTTCGTTGGGCATTTAAGGGCAGGATTGAAAAGAAGCCTTTTGAGTATTTTGAGGTAGAAGGTATTAAGTATTATTTGCCCGAAGATAATTATGCTAACACCAGCTCTATCGAGATGGCGTTGCTTAATATTTATTATTTGAGCTTTGTGAGAAAAGAAAATTCTGTGACAGATAATCTGTATTTAATAGCAGCTACTATTTGCCGCCCTGAAAGAAAGGACTTGAAACTATTTAGAAAGTTAATTGAACGTTGGACAGGAGATAGAAGAGATGTTTTTAATTCGGTTTTATCCGAAGATCGAGCGAAGTTGTTTAAGGAAAAAGCACCTTATGGAGCTATGATTGCTGTATTGCAGTACTGGGAAGCTATGAACAACCGATTCGTGAAACGCTTTGATGATGTATTCAATGGAGGCGATGGTAAGCAGATTTTTCATAATGGTGAAGGTTGGTTGGCAATGCTTGCCGATGTTGCTGAAGTTGGAGTCATGGGAAATCTCGAAAAAGTATATGAGACAAATGCCTATTCTTTAATGATGTACGTTTTGCAAAAACAGAAAAAAGTCGAAAGGTTGGAAGAAATTCGGGCTTCTCAAGAAAGCTAAAAATGTGTGTTTGTATGAAAAGCTATCGGTCTTGCTGGTAGCTTTTTTTGTGTCCTGTCAAATTATTTATACAGTTATTTACTTTATCGAAAAAACGATTATGTTATCTACTTCGATAAGAACCCTCAAAGATTATTTTAGTGATTTTGCCGAACAGCAAGAAATTGCGTTTGTCTATGGTCCAGCTAAAAAACTCGTAGCAAAGTCGAAAAGCTCTTCGGATTTTCAGTATCCGATTTTGCACTTGAATAGACCTGTTATTTCTTCAGTTGACAATGGAATGTCAAATTTGATGCAGTCATTCAACGTTGAAATTGTCTGCCTTCAGAAATACTCAAACAAGGGTGAGCCTGCTGCTATTGATGAATCTCAGTTAGATGCTGATGCGGCTACCTTTGATATTATTCTTGAGCTTGAGAAAAAAATGATTGAAGATAATGAAGAAGGCTTGATTTACTTCAGTATCAATAATTGTTTGATTGAGCCAGTGAGTGACACATTTATTGATCTTCATTGGGGGTGGAAAATGACCTTCAAAATTGATTTTTATTCAAATTCTAAACTACAATAGTATGGATGTTTTATATGCCAGTGGGCTTGCCTATGATAATCTTAGGCTTTCAAAAAATGAGCTTGAGCTTAATATTAAGCCCATCAATCCCACTATCACAGAAAGGGATAAAATGAGGTATTTTCTTGAAATTTATATTCCTGTTGTTAAGAACTCAGCCACACTAAAGCTACTTCCTGTACTTGATGCACCCGAAGAGCCTTTTACTCAAGTAGGTGAAGATTATATTGCTTCAGGTGCTTTTTTTCTTATCAATGAGCTACTTCATTCATACTTGAGTGTTGAAGCTCCATTGTTTTCGGAAAACAAAATAATGCCTCTCGAAAACCACGTAATGCCGTTCAAAGTGAAGCGTATTAGCAAAGATGATGGTGCTATTATTGAATCAATCGAATCAGGATTTGAGTATGTGATTAGAGCTGGGATAAAAGATGAACACCTTCGAGAGTGGGAAGGTCAGATTTTTTCTAAGTATATCGGACCTAATCGAAAGTTTTTGACATGGAACCCCACAAAAGTCGTTTTGCCAGAACAGCCAAACTACTTGTATTTTTTGACAAACATGAAGCCTACGCCAACGGTTTTGACACTTCGTTTATACCGATACTATGAGGATGGTACTGAAGATAGTGCGGCCTTGAGTGTGATGGCTATCGGTGATGTTCAGTATATGAGTACTTATAGTGTACCAATCGGAGCAAAGCAGCTTGGTATTACTGAATTATCAAAAAAGGTAGTTAAGTATGTTGTTTGGTTGAATAATCAAAACGCTGAAATAGTCTCAGAACAGCGTACTTACATCATTGATTGGCAGTATTATCGTGAAAAAAGATATATTCTTTTCAGAAACTCACTTGGTGGTTATGATAGCTTAGGGCTTACTGGTGATTTTGCGGCAAATGTTAATCTGAGTAGAGATGAGTCAGAAAGGTATACGCCTTATCAATCGCTTGCGAGTTTTTCGGAGGTTGAAATATCAAAAGTAACCGGTCAGAAAGAAATCAGAATAAATACAGGCTGGCTGACGAAAATTGAGCGTGATTGGCTCGAAGAGCTTGCCTTGAGTGAGGATGTTTTTTTGGTAACAGACAGGGATTATATTCCACTCGTTTTGCAAAATAGCAGCTACTTGAGTGAGGATAGCACTGAACGGCTAATCGGGCGTTCGTTTACGCTCAGATATGCCAACCGACATCGTAATTTTTCATCATTGCCAATCACAGCAAAATTATCTGATAGAGCAACTGGCTGGCGGGCTTACTCTTCAGGAGCTTGTCAGCTTGACAGCTTCGGAAAGCGAACAGGTAAGCAGTTTGTGACGCTAATAGAGAAATATTACATTGATAATGATGAAGCTGTTCAGCCTTTTGTAATTAGAAATAATACGCCAGGAAAGGAAGGCTACATTCCTCCTTTTACTTCAGTTACTTGTAATGCTACTCCTTTTTTAAATGCTGCTTATACTTTACTTGGAACATTCAGGAAGAATGATTGTGGAAATGGGCAGTATGGTAGTTTTGCGTCAATTACAATTCCTTCTGGGCGTTGGGGTAGTGAAGTCTCTCAAGCTGAAGCCGATGCAAAAGCATTAGCTGAGTGGAATGCTATCAATACACAGGCTTATGCAAATATTCATGGTACTTGTGCGGTATTATTGGCTGGTATCTCGGCTAAAATATGGCCATATCTGCTTGATATTGTACCTACAAACCTAAATAGTATGGGTACGCCAAGCCACCTGAGAGTAGATACAACGGGTAATTTGAGTGCGGTAGCATTTCCGTATGAAAACACTTTTGCAGTACGTTGGGATGGATTCATTAAGGCTCCAGTTACTGGGAATGTAACTTTCAAGATTAGCCATGACGATGGTGCAAGAATTTGGATTGATGACATCCTGAAAGTTGATAGCTGGGATGAAAGTGTAGTCGAAAATACTTTCACTATGGCAATGGAACTTGATAAATTCTACAAAATTCGTATTGATTTCTTCCAATACTACGGAGGTGTAGAATGTGGCTTAAAATGGTCATATACGGGTCAGACAGAAACTTTTATTCCATCTACAAAACTATTCCGTGAGCCATGACAGTAGCAAGTGTGAATGAATCGGTTATTGATGATTTGGCGGTCGATGGTTTGAATGTTTTTCATTCGGCCATCGAGCGGGCTGGCTTGGTTTTCTCGGAAGATTTGCTCAATGACTGGAGTACCACGGTTTTTAAAGATGATGATGTACTGGCTGTCGAGTGGCAATTCAAAATGTATGGCCGCTATAAGGATATGAAACGCATAGGTGGATATATGCCTCCTGTTGATGTTTTGACCGAGTACGTTGAAAAGGTTGGAATAGACAAGTTTGCATGGGTGCCAGGTTATGACTCTAAAGATAGTGTACCGAGTGATATTGCTGCTGAGCGGATTGCTTGGGGAATTGCAAAGTATAAAAACTCTGTACAGGTAATAAAAAGAAGTGGTAGCGGTTGGTATAATCCTAACGTAATGAAGCTCGTAAATCAGACTCGTATGAAAATCAGAAAGAAAACGGCTGAGTGGATTGCTTCGCAAGCAGTTGAGACGATTGAATCAACGTAGCCAAAAGGTGTAAATAATACATGATATAATAAAGATTCTGAATAGCCATTTCACCCATTCAGGAAGGTTATTGAAGAAGTTATCTGCTTTTTTATATCTCATTTCTGTCCTGTTATGATACAAAGGTACGACGCAATTTGCATCGTACCTTATTTTTTTAAACGATGGCTGAAGAAATAGCAAAGATTCGGGTTGAGATAGATGGCAAGGAGGCTCAAGATGCCTACGTTGCCTTAAACTCCGAATTGAAAGACATTAATCGGGAACTCGCCGACATGAAGAAAAACGGCGAGATGGGTAATGATGCGTGGAAAGAACTCAGGAATAGAAAATCTGAGCTTAACGCTGAGTTAAAAGATATGAAGCACAATATTGATGTCAATGATGCAAGCATTGACCAGTTGGCGGCTTCACTGAAGTATTGGCAAACAGAAGCCAGAAAAGCAAAGGAAGGTTCTGAAGAATGGATTGAAGCTACTGAAAAGATTCAGGAGATTAAGCCCAGATTGAAGGAGTTGACCGATGAAATGAATGGACTTGGTGATATTGTTCAGGAGCAAGGTAAGCCATCAGGCGGGATGTGGTCCAACTGGAAAGAATCGGCTTTGGCGGTTTTTACTGGTACTGGATTGGTAGAATTAGCTAAGGCAGCAGGTGCGGCCATTCTTGATTTTGGAATGGAGGTATTTGAATTGACTGGCAAGTTTGAAAAATATGAAGCCGTACTGAAAAATGCAATTGGTACTCAGGAGGGAGCGGCAGCGGCTATGGCTGACATAAAGAAATTTGCGGCCGAAACTCCTTTTTCAGTTGACGAGCTAACCGAAAGCTATATCAAGTATGTGAATCGGGGTTTGACTCCAACCATGGAGGAAATGACGAAGCTCGGAGATATAGCAAGCTCTCAAGGCAAAAGTTTTGACCAACTCACAGAAGCGGTTCTCGATGCGGCCACTGGCGAGTTTGAACGGCTCAAGGAATTTGGTATTCAGGCAAGCAAAAGCGGCGATGAAGTTTCGCTCAGTTTCAAAGGTGTACAGCAAACTGTTGCTAATACTCCTGAAGCAATAAAAGGGGCATTGCTTGCCTTCGGTGAGCTTGAAGGTGTTCAAGGCTCAATGGCGGCCATCAGTCAGACGCTTGAAGGAAGGGTTTCAAATTTGGGCGATAACTTCGATGCACTCAAGCTAAGTATTGGTGAGCGACTTACGCCAGTTTTTAATCTCATACTTGATGCTATGAATTACGGCATTCAGGTAGTTACTGATTTGTTCGGCTGGTTTGGCAAACTTGGCGAAAACTCTACCTTTTTGGGCGGTATTTGGGAAGCATTCGTTGACATTGGCAAAACTGTCTGGAATACATTTAAAGGTATTTTTGAGATAGGTAGCCAGCTAATTGGCTCTATTGTAGAAATTATTGATGGTTGGATTGGGCTTTCAGGTACAGGTAATATTCTAAAAGGCATACTTGAAGCGGTTGGATTTGCTTTCAGGATTGTAGGCAGTGCGGCCATTGGTGCTTTGGCTGGTCTTCAGGTTATTGCTGATGGTCTTAATATTCTTATCAATAAAGGTAAAGAAGCTGCTAATTTCTTCGGTGCTGATTTCAAAATCGACCCGAAAGCCAACTTTGATACGCTTGCTAAAAATGCCGAGACTAATTTCAAAAAGATTGAAACGCTTTGGCAATCTACTTCGAATGCTCAAGTAAAAGCGGCTGAAGATTCTAATAATAAGGTTGCAGCAACTCATAAAAAAACACAAGACCAGCTCACCGATACCGAGAAAAAAGAAGCCGAAAAACGCAAAAAAGAGGCTGATAAATTAGCGGCAGATAAGGCAAAAGCCGAAACTGATATGCTCAAGAAAATTGAGGACATGCAGGTAAAAGCCATCGCTGATGATACAAAACGTAAAATTGCTCAAGCAAATCTTGACCTAAAACGTGAACAAGATAAGATAAAAACAAGCCTTGCGAGTGAAGCCACAAAACAAAAATCACTCGAACAGCTTGAGAAAAACCATCAGGCAAACATCAAAAAAATAGAAGATGATGCCAGGAATAAAAAGGCGAAACTTGATGCTGATGAAATAAAGAAAAAAGAGGCTGAAGATAAGAAACGAGAAGCCGATGAAAAGAAGCAGAGAGACGAAAAACTAAAGGCTGATAAGGTAAGTCTTGACCTTGGATTTCGGGCTGAAATTGAGCGGGCTAAGTTAGATTTAGCCCTTACGAAAGAAAATTCACAGGCTCAGTGGGCGGCTAAACTTGCACTTCTTCAGCAAGAAATGGCGTATAAAGATGCTAAACTAAAACAGGAAGCAGCCGCCGAAAAACAACGTATTACCGAAAGTGTGGCTGATACGGCACAAAAAGCCGCAGCTATACAAGCGATTGAAGATAGATTGAGTTCT